TGAATGTTGATGGGTCCAAATTGGCAGGTCAAATGGGTTACCTTGCCGAAGGTCTCTCTGCGTTTAGTGATAGAAATCTTGCCGTACTTGGTGGTTTACTTGGTGCTGGTGCCTTATTTGGTGCAATGAAAACACCAGGTGGTGCTGCAATACGAGGCGTAAAGATAGTCACTGGTATGGCAATGATTGGTGCCGGTATTGGTGGATTCTTTGCCGGTTTAGGTGTGGCAGATGCCGCAGCCAACTTTATGGATGTTGATGGATCCAAACTAGCTAGTCAAATGAAATATTTGTCCGAAGGTTTGGGTTATCTGGACACTGATCAATTAATTGCTCTTGGTGGATTATTGGGTGGTGGTTCAGCGTTATTTGCCATAGCACCCGGAGTGTCCGGACAAGTTGCAGGATTAAAAGCCGCAACAGGTCTTACACTTATTGGGTTAGCAATTGGTGGTTTCTTTGGTGGTATGGCAGTAGGACTTGGTGCAGGCGATGCCGTACTTAAATTCCTTGGTGCCGATGGTTCAGGTGTGTCAGGTCTTATAGAAGGTTTGGTCGATGGACTTGTTGCATTAAAACCACTTGAAGGTATGGATTTATCTGCAATTGGTGGTGGTTTGAGTGCCATTGGTGTTGGCCTTGCTGCTTTCTTCGGTGGACAATTATTTGGCACAATAACCAATGATGTAAAAGATGGTTGGAATTGGGTCAAAGAAAATATTTTTGGTCTTGATGTAAGTGAATCGCCATTACAAAAAATGGTTAAAAGTTTGGAACCATTAAAGGATTTGGATGCAAATGCATTATCAAATTTAGCTGGAGTTTCAACTTCATTAAATCAATTTGCTGATACACTTGATCGAATGAGTTCAATAAAGGTTGATGATTTTGGTGCATCGATGCGAAATATAGCATCAGGTGTTGTTGCTGCAACTGCAATTTTACCGAAAATGGTTAATGGTGGTGTGGCCGAGGTTCCTATATTTAATGCATTAGGAACCAAACAACGTGGTGTTGCAAAATATGATCTTGGTGAAGGACTTTTAAAATTAAATTCAAATATTCCTTTGGATGAATTAACTGCTGCAATGAGTAAACTCAGAGAATTTGTTGCGCCATCACCTGTAACAAATATCTATCAACAAGCTCCACAAACTGGTAATGTAATGAATCAAATGATGAGTGAGTTTAATCAGAGACAATCACAACCGAATTATGTAATGATTGGTGGTGGTAATGGTAATACTAGTGTCCAGAGGGGAGGTGATACCGTAATGGTGGAATCACCATCCCCAACGGACTCTAGACTAAGAGCACTGGGTGAAGCAACACCTTAATCATCATTTGCCAATTTGGCAAAGTAAGACATTGTGTCCTCTTCGTCAGTATCAAATGGAATTTCATCTGCGGTCACTGGTTGTTTGACTTCCAATGGCGCGGGTGCAGGTTCATTCATCATTGATTCTTGTTTTAAGGTTGGGGCACCGGCATCGGCATCCTCACCTAGAACACGCATAAGCTTGGCTTTTAACTCATCATATGTCTTGTAGTTCTTAGGATCAACAAACTCTTGGAGTGAGTTGAGTTGACCATAAATCCCTTCAAGTTGATCATCCTGAGCAAGTTGAGAGACTGATTCAAATTCAGACTTATCATAGTTCCTATAACCTTCAAGGTTACGAATCTTAAGTTTAAAGTTTGCACCAGCCCAGAAATCAAATGGATTTACTGGTTCTTCATCCTGAAATGATGGTTGCATTACATCCATGATCTTATCAAAGATCTTTTTACCAAACTTGTAGAGGAAGACTTTGCCTTCGTTATCAGGATTGGCTGGATCAGACACAACATAGATGTTGGTCACGTAATGTAGGCGACGCTTACGTTCACGAGCAATCTCCTTATCGGCATCAATGCCAGAGTTCCAGAGACGTGAGTTCATTTCACCCACGGGATCAGGTTGTCCGATTGATGTCAGAGAGTTCTCAATGTACCATTGACCAGTAGGTCCTTTGAACCCATGATCCCAGTAACGAACCCAAGGTAGGTCCTCACCTTCTGCGGCAGGAAGAAAACGAATGATGGCATAACCATTGCCTGCCTTATCGACAGATGGTTTCCAAAAACGGTCGTCACCATAAGATTTCTTTTCGGTAGATCCACCGACTTGTTCTGCTGCGTTGATGAGCTTAGAGATTTGATCGCGATTGCGCTTTAGATTTTCGAATGACATTATATTGTCCTTATATTAGCTGAAGTATGAATGTATATTATATCATAACAAAGAGTGTTTGTAAACACATAACTATATATATTTTATTCAAACACTAGTTCATTAATTCGAGGTAAAAAATTCAATTTTCTTGCCTCTGCCTCAAGTTTATCCCTAATAATTGGAGAGATGAACTTTCGGATATCCTCAATCTCGATGGAGTGTTCCTCACATAACCAAATAATAGCATCCATATAGGATATTTGCTTATCAAAAACGGTCTGTTCCACGAGTTTGGAGAATTTGGGTTTAGTTAAAAACTGTTCTTCTAGAGTCATAGTATCCTCATTAGAATTGTATCTTCGTTTAGACGTCCATTTGGTTGAGATACCTTGGTAGTTAATTCACCCAATGCTTTGTCAACCTGTCGCGGGGTCTTTTTAAGAATAATTGGTAGCATTTCATCTGGTTTTCGTAATGTTAATGTTTTACTTAATTCCGGATCAAAGTTCTTAATCGATGTGCCAGAAATTTCAAATCCACCAGTTGCTGTGGTTTCATAATAGCACAATTTTCTTGTTTTGGTATTAAATGTAAAGAGTTTTGATGCCCCAACAAGAGCAAGAGGATTAACTGATACCAATTTATATTCCGAGTCCTCCTTCTTATATTTAATACTGGCAACTTGTTTATCCGCTGCCCTTGGTTTCTTTACACGAGTTGTTCGTGTTGCCTTGGCCGCAGACTTGATAGAATCCAAATCGGCAACCATTTGCTCAAGTACTGTTACTCTAGACTTTAATTCTGTTCGTTTAAGGTGACTGTAACCTTCGACTGCCTGTTCACAGGTTTTATTATAAGCATCTTTATATTCTTCAAGCATAGGTTCAATATAACGGCGAACCTGATCCACAGCTCCACCTTTTAGGTTATGAACCTTGAAGAGTTGGTAAAGGTCGATAGATGGTTTCTTACCCTCAAGCCAGGCGTCCTCAAGCGAATCAATTTCCCTTAAAATGGTTTCACTTACCTTATTAGCTAGACGCTGTTGTGGAGTAAGTACACGAACAGTAGTCTCTTGTTTTTCTGCAACGGCAATATCTTTAATGATTTGTTTACCCGAGGTAATTAAATCACTAAAGAATTTTTTAAGAAACTCAGGAAAATGTTTGTAGCCATCTGGCAATTCTTGCCCCAGTGATACCCAATGAATACCCGCTGCAAGACCGGAGAACATGACATATCTGTATTCTGGATTGGCAAGGATTGCCTTGGCATCATCTTTATTGTATGCGGTTTTTACATAAGATTTGACTATTTCAGCATAAGCCTTTTTATCAAGATCATAATTAAAATACATTTGAAATGCATTGTACCCTTTATCAAGTGGTACACCTGCAATCCCTATTTTTTGTCTCTTAATTTGCTTACGCTTGGCTGCCATTAGTTTCGTCTCATTGTTGCATAATTTTTAGGATCATCACCCTTACCTACTGGGACGATGTTCGATTTGTGCATAGTCGCAAGACCCGTAATGTACTCTCCAGTGTACTCTTTTCGCTCACGTCGCGCAGTCGATTCCGTTTTGTTTGTAAATCCACTGTATGACTGGATGGTTTCAGGTACGCGTACATACGACCGTTGCGGAACATATTCTTTAAACTCCCGTTTAGTAACTTTTGTAGCAAATTTTTTGGATCGTTTGAGCTCAAGGCTTTCGGCCTTGAGTTTTTCTTCACGACGTAATTTTTTACGACGGCTTATTGCCATTGATCAAATTCCTTCATTGCCGAATAAGTGTCCATAATTCCAGAAGCATTAATGGTATTATATACCTCTTTTTCGTCCATGTAAACACTATTTTCGTATGCAAGTTTAGCAGCGACCTTACGCTCACGATCAACTTTCTTTGCTACACGTTTAATCAGTTTTAGTCTTTGAGCCTTTGTCATAATGTATATTCCTTTCAAGTTGATGTCTAATTAATCTAAGCGTTTCAAGTTTTTCTTCAATTTCTGCTGTGCTTTTAGAAATTTCTTCGAGGAATGCTATCTCCTCGTTTACGGAATCAAGCTTTTGCCGAAAGTCCATCCGAATCTCCCATTGAATGAATCATATTGCCATCCTCATCTATAATATTATATGCGACAATATTTCTGGTAGCGTTTAATCGTTCCTTTGCGCTGACGACAGGATCATTACGTGTTCCCATTTCGCCACCCTTGACTTCGTACGAGTGAGTGAAACCATTCACCCACCGCACATTAAAAGTATAAGTTTTCAT